TTGGTGATGGTGGTGACGTAGATAGATTCATAGACGGCTCTACAATTGGACAAGCTGGTGGTACAGACCACGAAGCGGCTGATTTACCTCCACAAGTATATACTGCTGATGACACAATCGATATTCTTGTTCAAGTAGATCCTGCTGGAGATGTAGCTGCTGGAACATTAGAAATGTGGGTATACGTTTCGTAAGGTTTTCTCCCTCCCATGAGAAACTAAACCCGTTATGAAAGTAGCGGGTTTTTTTATGGGGGCTATATAGCGCTTATATTAGGGCGCCAGCCTGTTGGGACTACTTGCCTAATAGAAAATCCATCACCTGCATTTCTGAGATTGATTAATTTTTTTTCAACAGGGGTGTAAGTAGACCATTGTTTTATTTCACTTTCTAGTCTTCCACAACCTTTACAACGGTCATCTCCAAACTGTCTGGTGGTACACCAACCTACGCATGGGCTGTCTGCCAAGCTTTGACATTCGCCATTTAATATTGCTAATTCACTCATAAAACCTCCAAAGTTTAGTTTCTAAAGCTTATAGTATTGATAATATTGCACTTTTTGTATTAAGTGTCTAGTTTTTTTAGTTCCTCTTTTAATCTGTTTTCGTACCACTCAGCCTTATCTAAATCTTGCACACCATTTTTATAACGAAATCTCCATCTGTATTTCAGTGAGTTTCCACGTAAGTATCCAATAAACTCTTCAGGATTAAGCATAGCTCGTATAGCGTCAATGCATTCTATATCGCCTTGGTTGTAATGCTTTGGGCTGTTAACTAAATCTTCTTTCATAGTAGTCCTGTAGTTTCTTTTTTTATGCACACCATGTTTATTCTACTAACAAATTCTTTTTTGGTTATGGATTTTTCTTTTAATTCTTTAAGCGTTACATGCTTTTTGGCCATTACATTTGTAATGTACACACCTGCTTCAGATCCTAAAACTATGTAAGCCAAATGATTGTGGCTTTGTGCTCTAGTTAACCAAGCGCGTTGTAATTGAGAAAGATCAAGCTTAACAATTGAAGTTAAACGTTTTGGTAAAGTAGGTTGATATTTATACTCTATAAACATATACCCACAAAGGCCTGAATAAAATGTGTCTGGTACACCGCCTTGATATTTATCTGCGATCTTCCACACAAAGACGTCCGAAGATATCTTTGTGTGTATAGACCGAATGAATGAATGTTCATTCATAAGCAGCTTACTAGAGAGACTCGAAAAGCATTCTTGCTTTCTTATAGTCATCTTCAGTAGTCCAACCTTCAAACTCGACACCTAAGTTCATAAACTTTTGTCCTGCTTTGTTGGCTGTTTGTACTGACTTCATTTTCCATAGAGATGCAAACCTGTCACCACCTTTAGTTTGAATTTGAGAATTCCAAGAACGTGAAACACGTAACTTAGAAGAAGCAAAATCCATTATAAAAGGTATGCCTGTTGATCCTGTTTCAGGATCTTTTCGCATTAATAAATGAGACTGAGTCTGTATTATGTCATGCTGTTCAACATCTAGGTCCTGGTTAGTAAGATGATCAGTAGCTTCTGCTAGGCTTTTAAAATTACCTACTAAGCCACCACCAATTTCACGTTTCTTCCATACTACAAAGTCTTCAGTAAACTTAACGTTAAGAACATAAAGTTCTGTGCCGTAGCTTTCTTTAGTAACTGTGTTTATAAAATCACCGGGTGTGCATCCTTCAATTAGTTCGCTGTGGTTGGGATCAACCTCATTTGACAATTGTTGAAGAAGCTTAACTCTAGGTGTTTGAAGGTGGTCTTTACCCACTTCTTCGTTACCTAGTCCTGTGCCTTTTAATACGTGGGCTGGCACGTCCTTTGTTACAAGGTCTATTGCTGTTTTTTCAACCATAGTTCTTTTTCCTTTTTTCATAGTTAATATTATCGTGATCTGTAATTAATACGAATCACATCCGTTGGTTGCACTCCTTCAAGTTCCATATCTAAGGAGAGCAGTTCTCGATAAGCAGACGCTGATACACGTTTATGTAGTAACTCAAACTGACCAGTGGCCATTATGTGTTTGTACAACGCGTCCCAGTCATCTACTGTAGGTACAATTTCTGTTTTAATAGATACTGTACACCGATCATTGCCGGTCCGATCAATTCCTTGATCATCCATTTTGGCAATTAGTTGAGCTTCTAGATCATTCTTTTTTTGTTTCATCTCTTTCAACCCTTGTTCGGTTGAAGCTATGACTTCTCGAAAGTCTGTCAGCTTGTTCATTAATTCATCTAAGTTTGGGTCCATATTAGTGCCTCGTTATTTCTTTGTTTTCAAATATTATGTGGATACTCTCTGCTAGTTGTGTAGCTTGTTTAGAAGCTTCTTCTAATAAAGAGTCCATCCCTTCTTCATCGGAGGGTGGGTTATCGTAAGAAATTGTTTCTGCCATAGCGAATATTAAAGCTGTAGCTAAAGCGCTTGTAGGTAAATCAGCCATAGAATCTATTGCTTCTTTAGTTTCTTTACTTAACTCCATTTTTTTATTCATGATTATTTTGAAGATAATTGACATAGTACTTTTAGTAAGTTTTCCATTCTTCCCATTTTAGTATCTAGTTTCTTGTACACGGCTTCTTCCCAGGTGTCACGTGCTGCAATTAAAATTGTTTCTGTTTTCTTAGTTTGACCGGCTCTGTGTATACGTTTGTTGAACTGTTGAAAATGTTCGGCGTTGTATGTAGGAGAAGACCATATAGTACATGTACCTTTTGTAAGTGTTAAGCCATGACCAGCTGATTGTGGATGAGCAAACAATACTTGTAAATGCCCATTTTGAAATCTGTCTACTACAGACTTACGATCTTTTACACTTACATCACCATCAATAACTCCGTAACTAATGTTTTGTTTTTCTGCTAATTCAATTAAATGATTTCTTTCATGCTTCCAATTAAACGCTACTAAAGAATGTTTACGTTGTTTAATAAGATCAATTATTAATTCATATCTTTCTTCATGAACTAATTGCACTGTACCTTCTTGATCATAAACAGCACCTGTTATAAGTTGCAATAACTTTTTAACTCTTGCGCCTGCGTTTACAGCATTAATGGTCCCTGTAGTTGTGTACAACACAGATTCTTCTGATAATAACTCATAAGCTTTTCTAGTTTTAGTAGATAGGTTGGTGTATATAGTACGAACTGAAGTCTCAGGTAGGTCTATACAGTCGTTTAACGCGTATCGTATTACAATATCTTTTAATACATTAGCAACAGATTCTTCTGCATCTGGTTTGTCTATCCATTCATTAGCAAAGCCATTGAATTTAGAAGTACAAACTTGATTACGAAAAGAAAAGAAACGTTTACCTAAACGCTGACCATCATCAATTATATAAGTAGGATGCCAAAGATCTAGAATAGTATTACTGTTAGGTGTACCTGACATAGCAATACGGTATTTAAAACTGTCTATAATTTTAGCTAAGTTTTTAGATCTTTGAGAAGTTCTGTTTTTATATGCAGTAAACTCGTCAATACAAATAGTGTCAAAACCTTTAAGTAAATGTTTGTTTTTAACTAAGAAGTTAACAGCTTCGAAGTTAGTTATTACAACATTGTATTGTTGGTCTTTAAATATTTTTTCGCGGTTTTTAGCATAAGCTAATCCATACTTTATATCAGGTTGAAATTTTAATATATCATCTGCCCATGCTGCTTCTAGTATAGAAAGCGGAGCAAGCACAAGCATTTTACCTTTACGTTTAGCAAAAGCATCTAATACAGAGCGTGTTTTACCAGTGCCTGGATCAGATGTAATTAAACATCTTGAGTTGTTGAGTATAAAATCAGTCGTAGTGACTTGGTGGTCGTAAGCTTTTAGTTCATCGTTCATAGTAGTATCGTTCCTCGATATACAAGGTTATTGTAGCATGTTTGTTAGGCGTTAGGGTCTATTTCTTTCCACGAAGGTTTACCTTTTGTAACTGTTAGTACTTCGTGAGTCATAGTTTTACGCATGACAAGAAGAGTTATAGATACAGAAAGACCACCGATCATAGCAGCAGCCATACCGCTAAATGTGCCAGCAAACATAATCATAAGGGCAACAGTTATACCGATGTCAAAAAATACATCTAGACCTATAACTTTTCTGCCCATAATTTTAAACGCTAGCAATAAGAGTCCGAACGCGCTGATTATACCTATTGTTATCATTGTTTTTCTCCTTGTATATTAAATAAGCCATGTAGCCAAATTGAATGGCCTCTATAAGAATCCACAAGACTGTGGTAGCAGTTGCAACAAAGCTATGCATTTTGTAATCTCCATAAAATAATTAAAAATAATACAAGCATGAGGGTAATTCCTACAGCTTGTATTGTGTATAAAAAAGCTAGAGCGGTAATGGTAATACCACTGGCTCCAGCACCTACTAGACACAAAACACTAAGTGATTTGCGAGCTAGTTTTTTTGCTTTTATTAGCGTCATATATTTACTCCTATAAATATTTATTAAAAATCATCGAAGGGTATAAAACCTACGACTACGAAAGTACCGGGCCCAAATCTGTGATGCGAGCTTCAGCGAGCATACACATAGCGTTGGGCGGGTCATTTAGTACTTGTGGGTTTTTATTTCATTCCCCACTCACAAACAGGATGTTCTCCTTCTTTATGAGGGCACCAACGGCAATTGTCTTTGCCAGGATTGGGGGGAAATTTTGTAGCTGTTGTCATTTTAACAGCCCTGTCATGTAATCCAGGAGCAAAGATCATAGCTTCATCACGTGTGTATGCTTGCTTTGTAGTCTCTGCTTGATCTAGATACCATAATTCTGTTTGCACATGTTCTAGCATAGGGTACCGAAAAAATGTACCTATAGCATAAGTAAGTGCTTGTTGTCCGTGTGCTATTTCATTACCCCACTTCTTTCCTGTTTTGTGGTCTATAACACGTGCTGACGTTTCTGATTCATGTACGATTGCATCTAATTTAACTCTTGCCCATGTATCAGGTGACATCCATCCTGTTGGGGCCCAATCTAAAGTAAAGCCCCATTCGCCTTCTATTTCTACTTTACCTTCTACAAACAATTTGCGCAGATCTTCGAACTGTGATGTAAATTTTTTTAATTCGTCTGGCAACTCAGCTATTTTAGTTTGTACATAGTCTTCTGCTAGCCCGTGTATTCGTGTACCACGTTCTGCAGCGGGTCCAGATTCTTCCCATACTTTTTTAACTTTAGATATATAAGTTCTATAAGGACATGTTTCGTATACTTTAAGCCCAGAGTAAGACCAAGAACGAACAAGTCCTAGTTCGTCTGGTTTTTTAAAAGCTTCAACTATATCGAATCTTTTAGTTGATGTAAGTTTAGGCTGTATTGAGGAGGGATTGGTCATTTGAGTCAAAATAATCCTTAATTAAGTTCTCTTTAATATCTTCCGTTATTATCCATGTTATCACAACTCCTCTAGGGGCCGAAGCTGTTCTGTCGGTACCAATTCTTTTCCGACTAGGCTTTATATTAAGTCTTGCCATTGCTTTTGTAAAGTCTCTTACAGACATTTTATTTTTGCTGTCTGTTAACACATCGTATACAAGTTTAAGATGTGGCATTGGAATTACTAATTCTGTATTAGCTGTAGCTATCCAATTTTTTAAGTATCTTTGTGAAGTAGTTATACCACCAGCATCAAATGCATTTGTAAGCGGTATGTCTAGGAGATCAATAAAGAAAGGTAAGTCTCCACTTTTTATTGCATTAGCAAATTCTTCAAGGACTGACATACTGACTTGTCGCATTTCTGCTTTTGCAGTGTTTTCTAGAACTGTATGAGCCATACGTTCATCTACTTTAAACGTTTTAAGAACTCCTGCTAATTTGTACAGCTCATTTGACAGATTTAAAATATTTGTAAGTAGTTCTGGATATACTTCTTCTAACTTACGTTCTTGACGGGGAGCTACGTTGTAACGTCTGTCGCCTTCCTCTATTTTAACTGCGTCTGCTCTGTTAGTAAGAAATATAAAATTACAAAAACTAGGCAACTCAATTTGGTTTGTACGCATAGCACGTATAGTTAAGTTAGGTTCAGTAATTTGGTGTTTTAATTTGTCAGCCATTTTACCTACGTTGCCTGAATCTCCCATACGAAATTCGTCTACTGCTAAAAATAAAGCAGTTCGCATATATAAATTAAATTGTTCTTCTATGTTTTCTAAAGCTCGCATAGGAACTTGTGCTTCACCAAACAAGGGTTTAAGTACTTTGTGTATAAACAAACCTTTTCCAGTGCCCGGCACTCCTGTAAGTATCCAAGCAGTCATAGCTTTGTTTTTATTTTGGTATATATAAGCTAACCAATTTATAAAATGTTCACATTCTGAGGGTCCGCCTCCAAGTATGTGTGTTATAAGTTTATATATATTAGGAGTTATGTTGCTTAGTTCTATTGCATTACCATAGTAAAGATCTGTACTAGGTGTTTGTGCATTTAACATATATTCACTTTGTTGGTACATGTTTACATAATATGGGACTTTAGTAAGGTTAATGCCTTTGTTATTAGATGGGTCAAATACAACGCGAGCATCAGGTACAAAATCAGGAACTGCACGATTGTGTGTTTTCATAAACCCATCAAGACTAGTTTTATTAGTTGGAGTTAATGGAAACTCTGTGTCAAATTGTTGTAAGTCAGTGTCAAACAACCCGTTATAATAAGTATCAGTAAAGAAGTCTCTTAACACTACAGGTTTAAGGCTGTTCTCTTTACTTAATTTGTCTTCAAACTCTTCAAATATCCAACGATAGAACTCTGGGTCTGCTTTTTCTATTTCCCATACAGGTTCTCCTTTAAAGTTGTACATAAAATGAGGGTTAGTTAGTAAGAAATAATACCCACCACTGTCGCCTCCGTTTATATTACAGTTTACATACGGGTCATTTACCCTACTAACTTGTATTGTCATTTTGTCTGGGTTTTCTAATAGTTCTACATACTCATCTGCGATAGTTAAGTTTTGTGTTTTAGCATTTTTCTTTGGTAGTCCAGCTTCTTTACGTAAGTTGTTTTTTACTTGTATACCTAAATTGTTAATACGTTCTCTGTTGACGTCTTTTACTAATGGAAATATGTCGATGGTCGATGTACTACGAGTAATTTGTACAAAGCGTGATCCTGAACATGGATCTTTTACATTAACAAAGTTAGGTGCAGCTATGTATATAAGTTTAGAGTTGTCAGCTACAGATATATCTACAGGATAAGATAAAGAATGTCCGTTAGTAGATATTTTTAGTTGCTCAGCCAACATTGGTATTTCGTAGTTAAGAGAACGAAACCACTCTTTTAATGCTCTAGGAAATATAGGACGAGACAGCATAAAGAATAAATGCATAGATATTGTATCTCCTTTACAACCTAGTGAAGCTGATGCTTGAGCAATATAACTTACGTCTTGAAATTCACTAGGTAAATAATGTACAAATTGTTTAGCAATAGTTTTTATATCATCTTCTTCTATTACATTAGGAATACTGCTATTGGGTAACTGTATACCGTCTAAATCAAAGACAATGTAATCTGTTGCTGCATTGCGGTCTGCTACTCCTGCACGTGGTGCAGATTTAAGTTTGTGTTGTAACGGGCCTTTGTGTAAACAATGTCCCAAAGTTGCATGTTTTGTAAGTGCAGTAAACATCTCATTACAGTCTTTCACCTGCTCAGTGTGTGATGTAAAATTCTTTACTAATGGGTAAGGCGTGACACCTTTATCTGAAATTTCTTTAACTAATTTTTGTTTAGAGCTTAAGAATATAAGTTCCATTTTTATTTCCCTCCTAGAGATTTTATCTTATCATAATTTATCCTGATAGATTTCTTCTCTGTCAATTTTAATTTGTTCATCTGCTTCGAAAGCCAGTTTAACTTGTTTATTACCGAGTCCTGTTACCGTACAAATAGCAAGTACGTGTCCTTCTGCGTGTAGAACGACTTTATCTCCCTTCCTCCGTGTTAATATCAGGTTCTTCATAGTGAATATGTGAATTTAGATTTCTATTTGGAATACGAAACATCATAACCTCCTTCAGCATCTAATGGAAGGTCTTTACACCAGTCGGGTGGCGTACGCATAACATCTAGGATTCTGTCCATATACACATCACAATTTGTATCTGGACCTTTAAGTATAAGTTCATCATGTACAGTTAGCACAACATCTAGATCTGGATCTTGTTGTAGTGTTAACATTTGATCAGTTAATACAATTCTTGCAAGTGCTTGGACAATGTTCTCACAAAGTTTAGGTCCATATAACCTTTCTGAACGTTTATAACTTACATACATAAAGTTGCCGTCTAAACTGCTATAAGTAAGCATAGGATATTTGAGAGCCATACCATTAGGCAAACCTAATTGATGAAGGCCCACGGTCAATGGTCCATAAGTTATTCCTGATTGACTTTGATTTAACATGTTATATAACAGTTGTTTACATTGGGACCAAAGTCCTGGAATGCTTGGATAATACGTTCGATATTGATTAACAATTGTTTTAGCTGCAGTTTCACTTAAGTCTACAGATGGTGATCCAGTAGACAATGTATATCTAAATTTGTCTGCACCCATACCGTAACCAAGACCTAATACTGCTGTTTTACCTACGTAACGTTCTAATTTGTTTTCTTTTGTGATTTTTCTACCATATATTTGAGAAGCAAATTCGCTGTATACATCATCACCAGCTGAGAAGCTGTTAAGTAAGTAAGGCTCATTAGCAAGCCACGCTAACATACGTGCTTCTATATTAGCTAAATCAGATACATACAATAACGAGCCCGCTGGTGCTTGTATTGCACGTCTTAGTTGGCTGCTCCGGGGGAGATTTTGTAAGTTAAGTTTTTCTGTACCACCAAATCTACCTGTATGAGCTGCATAGTATTTTAAAGGTGCAGAAAAACTTCCATCTTTATTAATAGCTTGCAGAAATCTTTCAGCTCTAGTTTCTTCTATACGAGATTTTACAGCACTCCGGCCCTCCCATATGTGTTTGTGTTCTGGATACATGTTGCACATCTGTATATACCCAGAATCTGTTTTACCGAGGGCGGGTATCATTTTACCTGTTCTTGGAGATTTTTTAGTTGGTGTTACAATTCCCAGATCTTCAGTAATGTATTGTGAAAATTGAGGATTAGAGCTAAGAATAGTTCTGTCTATACCTGAATTACGCACAGCATCGTCTCCTGCTTTTTTGTGTGTGTCTCTATGTTTTACACATTCATTACGGTCTAGTACAAGTTTAGGTTCAACATACATACGAGTTGTTAAATCAATGAGGTCTAGTTCTTTTTGTGGGTAACCTATACACATTTTTCTCCAGGCGGCATATGTAAGTTCACAATCTTGAATACAATAGCCACCAATTTCTTTATCTAATTCTGGTGTTAAATTACGCACGCCTTTAGCGTTAACTAACTCAGTGCCTTTACGCATACTTACATCTGCCGGCCAAAGCCTTTCTGCAAGTGGTGCAAGGCTAGCACTTTGTGACGGGTACAAACCACGGCTCATCGCTGCTGTGTCGTAGTAATATCCTATATTAGTTATTCCGTAATATTGTGAAAGTATGTACGCATCAAATGGCGTGTTTTGGCACACAAGGGCTACGTCTTCCCAGTTGTAAGTATCAAATTCTGTTTGAATTTCGTCAGGTTGAAACCAAACAGTTTCTTGGTCTTCTACTTTTATGCCTACGCCCCATACTTTAAAGTCAGGACTATTAACGTATTGAGGTGTTGTCATTTTTGTCAAGGAAAAATGAACGTCATAATAAGTTTCAAAATCTAATGTAATTGTTATCATATATATGTCCTATTGCGGTGTTACAAACACCTGTTTGCAGCTGGAAAAAGGTAAAGCGTTGTGCAACGTAAGTTGTACAACCATCAGTTGTGAAGTATTAAAATTGTATTGCACAAACTCTCCTTTGCTCCGGGGGTGATATTATTGGTCCTTTCGGTTTGGATTCCAAAAGAACTCTTCTACTAAATGAGACCAACTAAAATTTATATTAGCATTAGGTGAAAGTTTTTCACATATTGTTGCTATATAATTTTCACGCAGTTCTCTCTCATGCACATTAAGTCCTTTTAATTTAGCATCTAATAATTGTTGTTTGAACTTTTTCTGATTTTCTACAGATTGAAACTCTACGAATGCGTCTTCAACTACGTCACCGTAATTGTCTATGTCTTCCATAAATGCGTCTTTTACTTTTCCCATGTTTTACTCCTATTTTATTTTATTATACTTTTATTTGAGTTACTTGGCCAAATGGTACGTCTTCTACATCAGAAGTTGATATCCATAGTACAGGATATGGTGGTTTATCACCCCAGTCGCCAGGATACAAATCAGTAAGATATATACAAGCTTTAGGATTGAGGTGGTTTTCTTCTATGTATTCCCATACAGGTGCAAAATCAGTGCCACCTCTACCTCTAAACTCTACTTTTAAAGGTAAATTTTCGCGGGTGTATGTGTCGTGTTGATTTATTGTAGTATCGCATTGTAGAAATTCTATTTTTTCTGGGTCCATAGAAGCTAATATTGCACTAGTTTCTGAAGCAAATATTTGTAGTTCTTCGTCACTAATTGAACCTGATGTATCGACTGCTACAACTATAGTTTCTAAACGCTCGCTGTATAAACTAGGTAAATACATGTCGCGAGCAATAAACCGTCTATTAGGTTTAGACCATGAATAATCATTTTTAGCTGTGTTAGTTAAAAATTTAGTAAGAACAGCGCGCCAATTTACTTTAGGTTTAATTATTTTATCTATAAGTTTAGCTAAATTACCAGGTAACTTACCAGCTACTCTAGCAGCGTTGGCTGCTTGTCCTATATCGATGGTCCATTTTTGTTCTGCTCTAGTTGAATCACCAGTGCCGTCTTTACAACTACCACAATTACCAGGGTCATCAGGTAAGTCTTCCCATTCTATGTCTTGACCGTCTTCGTCTTGTTGTTTTGGCAGCATGTTATAAACATGTTCTGTAGTCATATCTTTGTATTTTTCATCAATCAATGCACCGTCTGGTAATACAAAATTACAATCGTGTACAAGAGGGTAATTAATAACGTAATCCGCAGCTACGTTCCATTTTTTAGGTTGTCTTTGCTCTCTACGAAATAAATGCATATAAACTATGTGCATAATTTCGTGTGCTAAAAAGCCTACTTGTTGTTGAGAGCTTAATTTATTAAACCATTTAGGGTTATAACCAAGCACAACACCGTTTGTATAACCAGTAGGCTGTGTGTCGTCTTCTTTAGGTATTAGTTTTAAAGCTAATGTACCAAAGAAGGGGTTATCTAATAATAATCTAGCTCTAGCTTTTGTAAATGAACTACTCATTGTTTTTCCTTTTTTGTTGCTGTTTTTGATACTCAATTCCAGCTTTAAAAGCATCGGATTGAAGTTGGGACATATAAAGAGCGGTGTCTAATATATCTTGTGTTTGTTTTTTCATTGTTTATCCTTTACGTAATTTAATAATACTAATATTTTAGGATAAATTACTTCATCGTAGTCTTGTTGCTTGGCAAGTATTCTAGACAACTCAATTATGATTTCTTCATACTCATTCATAGTTTTTTTCCTGCACGCCTATCGCGTGCTTTTTTATTG